GCAGTCCACCACGCCAAAGACGAATTCGCGCCCCACGTAGGGCAGTTCAAAGCCTTCTGGCTCGCAATAGCCCCACTGTTCGGTCTGGGGATTGACGATGTGCCACGGCAAGCCGGACTTTTCGCAGGCAACACGATCAGCCTGTGATGGTGTTGGATTGGTCTTCGGGTGGCTATGCACCACCGCCACGATTTCGCCCTGTTCTTCGGCGGCAACGTAGTCGGCGGGGTCCAGCACGAAATGTTCGTCTGGGGTTTCGGCCATGTTGCGGCAGGAGAAATACCGTTTGCGACCTTTGACCACCGCCACCAATCCGCAGGATTCTTTGGGGAACTCAGCCTTGGCGTGTTCCAGTGCAGCAGTCTGTACGGCTTCGGATAACTTCATTGGGTCAAGCCTGCACTCGGGAACGAGCCAAACGGCAGAACGACAGCGTTTCTAAAAGTGTAATTCAGGTCTGGTGCAACAAAAGAATAGGTTTGAGATGTAAATGTTGGTATCTGATAAAAGTCATAATTGTTGTATGTATCACCGGAGTTTCCGGTTGAAAAATTCAAAAAGACTGTATTACCGCTGATGGATGAAATTTGTGCCTTTGCGCTCTTGGGGATGCCGGAACCAATGACATATTGACCAACGGCAAGAGAGCTTACATTTGTAAGTTCCATTTCGTTTGTAAAAGGTTCAAGAAGGGTTTCATGTCCGATTGGATAATAATCACCAAGAATTTCATTGCCATTGTCATCGTAACCATAAAAATCTCGGTTATAAATTTCTACTCGTGTGTATTGAGGCACCAGTCGTCCTGATTTTGTGCCAACAAGCGTCAAGGTGTCCCATATGTCCCAAGGCTGGCCGAGCGTTAGTGTCGTTCCAGAGATTGAAAGGATTGTTGCATTTGGCGGCACATTCGGTCCGCTAACTTTCATGCCAATCGCTAGTCCGGTGGTATTGCTGACAATTAAATCAATACGGTTGCTTTGGATTGTTCCGGTTTTTGTGATTGATGTGGTTGCTGTTGCGTTGGCGCTCATGGTTACGGTTGTGCCGCTGACAGCCGATACAGTTGTTCCGCTTGGAACACCAAAGCCTTTTACAGAAGAACCGATCTCAACACCGAAAGTTGTACCACTGACAGTCATCTGATTGCTTCCGTTGGTGACAGTTGCTTCGCGGACAAACTGACCAAAGCGGGCATTACAGCTTGAAATACGCTTGCCGCATACATCGGCTGCCAGCGTTGCCACATTGTTATCGTTGGCGTCAAAGTAAATAATGCCGGTGTATCCGCATTCGGTGCTGCGGTATTTCCACTGGCAGATGTTGGCGATGATTTGGCGCTTGGGGATCATCACGCCAGCGAGGTCGAATTTGCTGGCCAGCTCGAAGCTCACAGAGTCGCGGTTTTCGCTCGCCTTGCGGTCTACGTACCAGACCTCATCGGGGAATTTGGCGTGCGGGTCGGCGGCGGTTTCGCCGTCAAGGTATTTTTTCAGGGTGCGGATGCGCTTGACCGTGGCGCCACCGAGGTCGTTGCCGGGTGTGGTGGCGTTGACCAGCAACAACAGTGTGGTCATGGTGCCATCTAGGTTGCTGATGGTCAGCGTGGGGCGCGGCAGGGTGCCTGTATTGCTGTATTCAAAGCCTTCGGCCTTGACGGGTAGGCGGGTGTAAGCGTTGCCGTTCCAGACGATGTTGCCGCTGATATTGGCATTGCAGCCGTTGTGCCAGCGATAAGTGTCGCTGCTGCCATGCAGGGTGGTGTCCAGCGTCATCTCAAACAGTTCGATGATGGCGCTCGGTGCCAGTGCAGCCAGCTCCTCGTAGACGCTGCTAATCGCCGTCCAGACAACCGTGCCATCGGTGATGGTGCTGCCAATGTCAGTCGGCCACGTTGGTTGCGTACTGGAACTGGTGCCAGCCGTGGTGCATTGAAAGACAAGACCGGACGCCTGCAGGCTGGTGGCGCGGACAATCGCACCAACGGCGTAAGCAGTTGAACTAGCCCAAGCTGAGTACGCCATCAGGGTTCAAATACTTGACGGAAGGTGGCTGTAATCGTGTTCACGTTGGCGTAACGCAAGTCACGCGACCAACTTTCCACAACCCACTTGTATGCCGTTGCTTCATCCAATGGTGTCCAAGTAAAGCTGGCGTTGTCAGCAGCGCGTGCATCAAAGAACGCCTCAATAGCATCCGCATCTGTGCTGTCCTTGGCTGTCCAAGTCAGATCCCAAACGCGTGGATTTTGATTTAACCCGTAAGTAAGCCGTTGTTCGTAGCCATCACCAAACTGCACTTTGCGGACAACAGGTTGGCTTTTACGTGATGCACCGAAATCAGGCGTGGTGCCGCCTGTACTGGTGCCGACAGTGGCGTCATTGAAAGTGGCCATTACGAGAGCAAACCTCCAGGACGTTTCTGCTTGATCAGCTCTTGCTGAACGGCGATGCCGATTGCCTTGCCAAGTGCATTGGCCTGCTGACCATTGCCTTCAACATTGCTGCCATTGGCATCGACATTCACCACAACATTACCGACGCCACCACCCTTCATGGTGACTGGGATAGTACGACCATCGGGCAGAGGCACATAGGCTTCGGGGCGACTTCCTTCGCCATAAATGGCCATCTGTGGGCTAGTCGCAATTCCTCCAGCCGCATAACGACGCAACTGAAGCGGACCTTGTTGAGTCATGATGCCGCCGTTTGCAAAACCCAAGAATTTCCCAAAAGCACTATTTCCCGGAACAAGGGCTTTTAAGGTTTGGAACATCGCAAAACGAATAAAAATTTGCGACAGGTCACTAAGGACCGATCTCGCAAAATCAGCAAATTGCATTTTTCCAGTTATCACAAATTGATTTAACTGATCACCAAGCCCAAGGAAAGCATTGCCAAGCGTTGAGCCAAGATTCTGAGCAAGATCGCCGGAAGATTTAACGACTTCTGCAAAAGATTTTGAAACCTGTCCACCAAATGTTTTAGCAAGTTCACGAGCTGCCTGAAGCTTTGCAATCAAAGCATCAATCTCATTTTTCAATAGTGAAGTCTTTCGCATTTCAAGCAATTCTTTTATTTGACGAGCAAAATTAAGCTCTTCCGCTTCCTTTTGTGTAATCAACCCATATTGAACTTCAATATCTTGCAAAAGGCGTTTTTCCTGTTCTTTTGTTTTTGTTATTTCCATTAAGGCGTCAACCATGCTCCGACGTTCTTGGTCAATGGATTCAGACAATTTATTGCGAGCCTCGATGCGCTGAGTTTCGGCGTTTAATGTGCCAATTTGCTTGTTTTTTAAATCTTCTGCAATTTTTACTAGTTCCAGTTGATATGTCAAAAAATCAACTTGTAATTTGTTTTCCTCTTTTCTTGCAAGACTTATTCGAACGCGAAGTTGCGCTTCTTGTTTGGAAATTTCAACAGCTTCTTTCCCTTTTCTGATTTTCTTTTGATCTGCTGTTTCTGTATCACCAGTTCTAACCGTTGTACCCAAACCTTTGCCAGTTGCAGCAAGTGTTTGCTTGATGATCTCCCTTTCTCCCCGTAATTGCTTAAGTTGAATTTCTGCAATTTGACGCGGAATAGTAAAAGCCAAGCGACCGCCAGGCATCGCTTCTCCAGCTCTATAGGTTTGTACCGTTTCCTCGTATCCTTTTATTTGCCTTTCAATTTGTGGCAATCTTTCTTTTGCTGCAGTTTTTGGCAAATCTAACAAATCGGCAAAGGCTGAAAAAGCAGGAGCCAAGCCATTAACAATACTGGTTGCAATTGCTTGGAAAGTTGCGCCAATTGGTCCAGCAAATCTTCCCAATTCAATCGTCAAATTATCAAGTGCCATTTTCAACCGAGCGCCAGCATTTTGCGGTGCATCGGCAATAATTTCCGCTGTTTTGCCATATCGCTTAAATAGTTCTTCTGCGAATCTGACAAATTGTTCAAGACTGACTTCTCCGTTCTCCAAAGCCTTATCTAACTGCTGTGGAGTTTTTCCAATTGAATCAGCAAAAATCGTGAATGCACCAGGAAGTCTTTCGCCAATTTGCTGGCGTAGTTCTTCCGCAGAAACCTTGCCCTTGCTAAATACTTGAGACGTTGCACGAAGTGCTGAATTTAGATCTTCAGTATTCCCGCCAGTGGCAATAATTGCAGCCGAAATGCCCTTAAAAACCTTTTCCGTTTCGGCCGTACCCATTCCGGCGCCAGCAACACTTGCCTGTAGCTTTGTGTATTGCTGAGTTGTATCTTTTAACGGAAGCAAAAATTGCTTACTTAGTTGATTGATATTGCGAAGACTTCGATCGTAATCTGTTTGATTTTTACTGACACCTGCAAGGGCAATTCTCAGTTTTTGCAATTCGGCTGTGTATTGACCGGTGCCGCCAATGGCCTGACGAATAGCGCCAATCTGCGCTCCAATTGCACCACCTGTAGCGGCGCCAAGTGGACCGCCATAAATTGCACCAATGCCGGCACCAACCGTACCTTCAATTCCACCGAAAATGCCTGCTGCGGCAATAGCGCCACCTGTGCGTGCAGCGCGAGGAAGGAATGCGCCTCGACGTGCTGGTGGTAGCGCCGGACCAATTGGTTGTGCATATTGCGTGCCGACAGGCGCAAAAGAACCTAGTCCACCTGCAATTAATGCACCTGTTCTCGGGTCACGAGTGCCGATAATTTCGCCGGCATATTCAGCTCGTTGCTGCATAATTGCACGACGACGAGCATCACGATCAGCTTGTTGCTGCGCGGTTCGTTGTTGCTGCGCAATTCGACCTGCTACGTCTGGTGGCAGTGCAGGACCAATTGGTTGACCATATTGGGTTACACCTGCAATACCTCTATATGCGCCAGTTAACGGATCACGGATTAATCCGGTAGTCGTCCGCATGGCTGCTGCAGCCTGATTTGCGGATGTTGCAATATTTCTAAAGTTTGTAGCAACTGTTGTCTGTACGCCTTGAAATGCCTTTAATTGAGAGTCAAGAGCATTGGCTTCTTGCCTAGCAATCCTGAATTCATCGGAAGTAATATCAACGCTATTTGCAATTTCACGCCACGCACTTGCATAACCTTTCAGGTTATTAATACTTTGAGCAGAACCGGCTTGTACTTTTTTTAATTCTTGAGCAAGCTCCCGAAAATTGACGTTTGTTGCGGCAGTTTGCTGGCCAAGCGATTTAAAGGTGTTTTGCAGTTTTACAAGCTGCTGATCACCCTGTTGCCTGATTCTTAGTAGCAGCTCAGTGACTTGGCTCATCGTTTTGCGTTCAGAACGGCCAGGGCAGCCATTTCCATCACCTGCACGCCTTCGAAGATGGCAACAGGATCCTTGACTGAATACAGCTTACAGAGCCATTCCAAACTCGG